GTTATTAATCTTTGAAATTTACTTAACTCATGTGTATGTGGATTACCTTCTTCATCTACCTGTTCTTCTTTATCTCGAGCACTTAGAATACTCATACATTCTCCATTTATAGCATCTTCCACCATTGTATTAACTGGAAATATTTGTTTACCTCCCGCCGATGCTCCTTGAATTGCAATCATATTTGAAATACCACCATCAGGCATAGAAAGTGATAAATCATATCCTTTGACAATACTATCTGGTGACATTACATTAAATTCAAATAGTCCGTTAAATGCAGATTGTTCTTCTTTAGATGACCTTTCATGATTTACAAAATTATAATCTACTACTGATATGATGTTACCTGGGCCGTTATTAGCTAGTTTAAGATTAAATGTGTCACCTGAATCTGCGTTTAAATCTTCACATATTTTTTTTAAAACTGAAACAACATCTTTTTCACCCATAGCATCTTTTATCACATCAACATCTACGAATACTTCTCTCAATGGTATTCTTTCTACACCTATTTGTTTGTCATATGCAGTTCTACTACCTGGATTATTTGGTATTTTATCTAATTCTTCTTGGGGTGGATAAGCTCCTTCTGTACCTTGTGATGGTATTTTACCGAATCTTGTATTAAATGTCTCATCCCATTTTTTTGGATATAAAAATTTTGGTGGTGGTTCTTCGGTTCTACCAATTGTTTGTTGTCTTTCCTGTATTATACCTGTATAACTTGTGAAACTTTCAGAACTATCTATTTTCACTTCTGTATTTTTACCTTCCGTGACTTCTTGTTGGTTTGCTCCGACACCAAATTCAGGATTTAATATCATATCTTCCATAAATCCCCAAGAAACATAAGAATCTTTTTCTTTGAGACTATTTATACCCACACCAGTCATTAAATTTACATCACTTAGTTCTAAACTTTGGAATGTTAAATTCTCTTCGGCATTCTCTTGAATTGCGGTATTAAATCGTTCTTCATTCCTTGTATCCAAACCACCTACTTGTGTTGCTAATTTATCTCTTTGGTCTGCGTCAGTACCTTGCCATAAACCAAAATACAAAATACCTGTCTGTAATAAATGTTCTATTCTTTTTTTTCTTTTACCTTCTTTATCAAGTTCTGAACTCAATAACGCTGAATTTTTTGATGTAAGTGTGATTGAACATTCTACACTACCATTTTCAGTAATTTTAGAATCATATTCTGTAACATAACCTATAACAGTATCTAAATCACCTTCCGCTTCTGTAACATATCCATCAACTTTATCACCATCAGCTACTCTACCATATAATATTTCTTCAACTCCTAAACCTGTCTTACCATCTTTTTCTTTTGTAAATACAATATCTTTTGGGTCATATAAATCTTTAACACTCCAACCATAATCAACAAAAACTTGAGCTCCTGGTCTTAAAATGTATTTTAAATATATGTCTTCATAATCACGGAAATTATGAACTGTAAAATTGATAGTACTTTTTCTAATTATACCAATCGAACCTTCAGTTTCTGATGCAAATCCTGTTATACCTGCTCCAGGTTTTAGATAAGCATTATCTCTATGTTCATTTGGAAATACATCATCACTTGTAACACCCATAAGTAATTCATTTTCACCTTCATATTGTTGTCCAACTGACTCATTTGCGGTTGTGTCATCTAATGTATTTAAAACATGGTTACCTACAACATATATCCTTTTTCCATATGACTTTTCTGCATCTTTTGTCCACTTACCTTTAACAATATGTGCATTTTTTTCTTTATCAAAATAAACATCTAAACCAGGTTTGCCTTCCGCATACGCTCTTGCTTTATTCTCTTGTTTTGAATATTCTTCGTGATGGTCAATTAAATCTTTTTTATTTTCAACTTTTTTTGTTACTTTATATTCTTCAAAAACATCTTGAGCAACTTCTTTTTCTAAAACTTCAAGACCAACCCACATTCTACAAAATGGTGTCCTTGAAGCTAAATCAGCTTGCATATTAAAATCATTAGAAATTAGTTCTTCAAACTTATAACGGTTTGCTCTATCGTCTTTATAATTGGAATTTATTGCTTCATTTGGTCTAGCTTCAATAGCTAAAAGTTGTCTTGCTTCTAGTTTTTTCTTTACTGCTATTGGAATGTCGGCACCAAACAATCTCTTGTTTATCATTTTTAAAACCCTTTAGCGTTTTTAGTATTCGCTGGTATCCTTAAAGATGTACCCGTTGGAATATTCATTGTTTTTAAATTATTAACTCTGGCTATGAACCACCATAATTCCGCACTTCCATAAAACCTTTGTGCTAAATTATCACATCTATCACCTGGTTGTGCTATAAAATACATATCATCATTCTTTTCTGGAACTTTTAAATATATAGTTGTATCATATTTTTTTTTATCAAAACTATCCTTATTAGGACTTTTATATGTTGATGATTTTGATTGTTTATATCTAGCCATTATCCTACTCCAACTCCGTCATTTTCAACAGTCATCATATTAGTACCATAAAATGTTTCTGTTGGATTCGGTTTAGCAAAGTCTAAACTTGGAACTTTCATATGTATCACTTGAAAACTTATACCAACTTGAATATATTTCGGAACTCTTTTTCCTCTTTTAGTTTCCCATGTTGCTGTATCTGGAACTGTATTTGAAATTGACTTCAGAAAACCTATCATTTCATTCCCTTCCGCACCAAATAATTCACCTAACCTAAATTTTACAAGTGGTGGTTTCATTCGAAGTTTTCCAGCTCGACCACCTATTGTATCTGCTTGATATTCAGGATAACACATTGAAGTAAGTCTATTCAATTTTTGATATATAGCATTTAATTCACTTTCTGTTTGTGACATCAACGAAATGTTAAATGATATATCTCTCTCGGTTCTTTCATATACATAGACAGGTTCACTTCTTCCCAAATAATTTGTTGAAGACCAAGATGGTGATATATTTTCTGTAAGTCCATCTATGTATGCTCTGAATACAACATAGGTGTCATCTCGTAAATCTTTGAAATAAAATGGCATTCCATTATCTGATGATTCCAAATTTACACCAAAATTTGTTTGATTATCATTTGCTTCTTCTTGACCAACTGCCCATGTGTCAGGTCCTTCCGAAGCTAACATGTCTCCCATTCTCATTGGAGCTAATGTCATTTTGTCACCAGTCAAAGGTTTAGTAACTGGTACTTCTCCTTCTAACACATTATTTACAGCATCTACAATCTGGTCTAAAAATGATAATTCTTCTGTTGCTATAGGTGTTGCTCTTTCAAATGTTTGTTCAATTGTATTTGTAACTAAACCTTCAGGGCCTGTATATTTTTCAGGATTAAATATATTTCCAAATCCAGGTTGTGACCTTCTGACTAGTGCATTTGGTAAATCCATACCTATCAATCTTCCTCCAGCTGCAAGTAATGTTGATGCTGGATTATAAATACTTTGAAATCTTTGTGGTACTCTTACTAATATATCATTTCCATCGTCATCTGTTTTTCTAACAACATTGGCTGGAATAAAATTGTGTATGTTTTTTGTTAATATATTAAGTAGTCCTACCGGTGATGCCAAATACTTTGTTAATCTTAAAGTATCTGTCAAAGCTCTTGCTATTGGCATAGAACGATTAGCTAGACCTTGTATTCTACCACCACTTATTGCACCTATGTCACCATCTGGAATTTTACTTATTATATATGGTTCTCCTGCTCCAAATCCAAGACCTTGTGTTCTTGAAATACCTCTTATGTTTGGACCTCCATCTCTTATACCAAATGTATTGTTGACATACACTCCATAATTGTAACCAATACCTTTTGATTCATGATTGGATTCATATAAACTATCCCAAGCTGTATTTTGACCTAACTGAGTTGTTCCAAAATCTGTATTACCAATTGTAATTGTTCTTTGTTCTGATATACCTTCACTTCCTCTTTGATTTCTCAAAATAAGTTCATTATAAGCTGGTATTGTTTTTTGTACAAGTGTTCTTTCTGTGTTTATTCTACCAGATTTTATATAAGAATTAGGGGCAACATTTTTATTTTCTGTATATTTAGTTAAAGCGGATATTTTTGAAGGATATCCAAGACCTACACCATCACCTAAACCATTACCAATATTACCAAGTGTAATTATGTCGTTACCAAGTACAGAATTTCCATAACCCATTGGTTTATTTATTTCTCCAAAACTTTTATAATATTTAGTTTTTGTAGAATTAAATATTCCACCTATTCCATCAGTACCTGATATATCAAAACCAACTTTTGTGTATTTTGTCATAAGAGGTGGGCCTGATAATTTAGTTATTGGAGTTACATTTTCAATAGCTATTAGTTCAGTTGTAGTTTTTTCAATATTATCACTTGGCCAATCTATATCTGATGTAGATTTTTCTATTGTTGCACCAAATGGTTTAATATCTGAAAACACACTTTTTAAATGTTCTAAACCCAATTTAATTCTCCATTAAGCTTTTGATAAACTACCAGCTATACCTTCAGCTGTTTTACTTCCAACTTGTCTTGCTAAACTTCCACCAGTACCCATATAACTTTTCATATCTGACCTTAATCCTTGAATTTCAGTTTTTAAACTTGCTATTGAATCGGCCATAGGTCCAAATGCTTGACCATTTGTACCACTAAAAGCTTCCCCTTCATGAACTTCTGCCATACCTGTTTTTTTGACATTTCCACCTTTTGCTAATGATGGAGCTTCTCCTTCTCCACCAGCTGTGGCTCCATCATCACCACCGTTACCTCCACCACCAAATCCCAAGAAACCAGCCATAGCTTTAAAAGCTTTATAAGCTAAAATTATCGGAAAGAACATTATTGTTAAAGCTGCTTTTATTACTGGTTCCATTTTTTGCATAAACGATTTTACCTTATCAAAATTTTTCCATAACAATATAACACCACCAATTATAAGAGCAATTAAAGCTGGGATACCAAATAACGCTGCATTCAATGATATTCCAAAGGCAGTTGATGCCGCTGTTGCTGCCCAAGTAGCTATTGAATAAATTCCTTGACCAATTGCAAGTGCGTAAAAACCAACAGTTGAAGCTACAAGTTGTGCGTTTGTAGCTATCCAACCTGCTAGTCCCGGTCCCATCTGCCAAGCTGTCATGGCCATATTTTTTATATGATTTGCTCCTATTGCCGCGTTTTGAGCTATCCATGACGGTATTCCCACTGCTATTCGATAAGCGGTCGCTGCTTTATCTACTACAAAAGCCTGTATAGCAAGAGCTAGGTTTCCTGAAGTTATTAAACCCCACATTTTCTTCAATCCTAATCCTATCTTCTCTGCCCTGTTTTTTAGCATTGTTCCCATCAGGTCTTTTTTGTCTTGAATTATTTTGATTGCCTGACTCCAATTCTTTTTAACCATTGCCACATTTTCTGAAATTGTATTCCTAATAGCTTCTACTTGTGCCGCGGCATATTTTATCATTGTTGGTACTAATATAGCACCAATTATAGTTGCAACAACTTTAGTTGTTGTAGAATATTCACCCATTAAATTTACAAGTCCACTAATTGGTTTTATTATCATATTTAAAGCTGGGCCTAATACTTTCGTAAAAGCAGCTCCAAGTGATTTCAATTGATTTGTTAATTGAGTTATATCACCTATAGCATCTTTTCCTAAAAGTTCATCAAAACCTTTCTGTTTTGACAATTCACCAGCGAGTGTTGTAGCTTTATCTTGGTTTGAAACAAATTTCGCCATTTCATCAACACTAACACCAATGGAATCTGCTAATGCTTTTCTCTCAATAGCGTTCATAGCGTTAAATTCTGCTTCTGAACCTACTTGAGAAACAATTTCTTTCATAGCACCTTCAATATCATTATTAAGTGCTAATTCTCGAGCTTTTTGAAAATTTAGTTCCCTACCTAATATTATGGAAGCATTCATTTCAGCTTCAAGTGAACTCTGAAAATCTAACATACCTTCCATTATACCAGCAACTTTATCTAAACTTGTTCCTAATTTTTTGGCTTGGATTGCCGCTCGAGCTATATTCTTACCACCATCTTTACCAAATTTGGCAAACATTTCTGTATTTTCAGCAATGTCCTCCATCACTTGACCTGGAGCTACACCTTCAGCTTTAGCTAATAATTCAGTCGACTTGGCTAAATCTTCTGCTTGTTGTGCTGTCAATCCACCAACTTTTGTTAAAGTACCTAATAATTTTCCAGCTTGTTCAGTACTCATACCTAAAGATTTGGCCATTTCAGTCACTGTGCCTGTTAATGCAATTGCTTCGTCAAAAGAATATCCAAATTCATTAGCTAACTGAGTAGATATACTAGTAACTTCATCTAATCCATAACCAAGTTTACTAACTTCTGACCTAGCTTCTAATAATTCTTTATTAAAATCTCTAACACCTATGGCACCGAATGAATCACCAATTTTATCTACTTGTTTGTTAAAATCATATAGTATTGCTGTTGAAGTAGTTAACGCGGCACCTAGTGGATTAGTTACAAAATCTTTAATTTTACCAGGCATACCACCCAGTACTTCATCTAACGATGCTCCTAGTGCTTTAGCGGCGTCTTGAAACTCCTTTTTAATTTTAGGTGCTCCTGTTTTTGGGTCTTTTGCCAATCTATTTCTCCATATAATGTTATATAAAACAAGCTAGCTTATCTCTTATATAAATATCTAAAATGTGAAAAATTATTTTTTATATTTTGTTTGTTTCTCTACTTCTTTATTTTCAAGTTCTTTTGCTTCAACTAATTTTTTATAGTAAAATTTCCTCAAATAAACAGGCATATCATATATGTCTGAATGAGTAAAACCTTTACCATAATATAGCATTTGAAATATTTCTGTGTGGATGTCTGGTTTATTTTTCGGTGTTAGGCCAAAAAAAGTTGATGGTCATAGGTATATCTACCTTGACCATCTCCCCTCCCATTTCTATCTCTTGTGATAAGTCAATGTCAGGAGATGTCTTAATCATTTCTTGTCTAAAAAATAATGAGTCTCTTGATAACATGTTATGTACAAAATTATTTATTTTAGACGGTGTGGTTTCACCATCAACTGATGTAATAGCTTTTCTTAATCTTGTTGTAAGTTCAGGTAATACTTGAGTTCCAGTTTTACGAAGACTTTCTAATTCTCTCGTTATTTCAGATTCTTCTTTTCCTGTAAGCATTTTATAACAAATTTTAGCTTTAGAAACTGGAAGTTCCATTTCAAATTCATTACCATCAATATCATCAGGAATAGGTCTAAATGGACAATCCGCTAAGTTAAAAGTGTGTTGAAAAGTATCACCAGTACTTGGGTCTGTAACTTGGGTTGTATATTCAGGGCCATACGCTAAAATACGAGATGCTACCATTATAGCGTTTTTATCACCTAATACTAAATCATCAACATTAACACCGTTAGTTAAGATAAGTGCGTTAAGAAGTTTGTCAATTACAATACCTTTTTTAATTAAATTTTGTGATGTTAGGATATCTTCTTCTCTCGCGGTCATATATTTTAATTCAATTTTACCACTTCTTAATGGTGAATCTTCTGGATATAATTTACCTTTACTGGGTAAATCTACTACTTCACTTGGGAATTTTTGTTGTTCTGCCATTTTAGACTCCTATGATTTTGATTCATTAACAGATGCTTTTCTATAATCTGTAACTATTTTTTTTATTTCACCGATGGCTTTTCTTGCTCTACCACCAGCTGCTTTTGTACCTTTTTCTGAAAAGGCTATGTGATTTTCTTGGAAATCTTCCCATAAATTGTTTAATGTTTCATATAATTCATTTGTACTTGACATTTCTTATACCTCCATACTTCGTTTAAACCAACCGAAGTAAAATTTATCTTGCTCTGGTTTCTTTGTTACTAAATCAGCATAATACTTAATACGATATGCTCTAACTCTATCTGTTTCTACACCTTTTAATGCTTTTATAGTTGCTGGTCCTAAACCACCATCAATTTCAATATCTCTTCCCTTACCATTTGCTGCTCTCTGTAATATCTTAACGGCAGTACCTCTACCCATATTAACACACATATCGAAGAATATATGCCATAAGTTTTCTGGAAGTGATTCAACGCGATTCTTATCCCAATAATCCCGTTTATATATATCTTTCGCTTGTTCTCGTGTCAGATTCTTTATATCGACATCAGGGTAGAATCGCTTTGTGATACCATAATTGGTTTCACCACCCAAGTCATTTGGGTCGTTCACATAACCACCTTCGTGTTCCAGAACCTTTTCTATTATTTCATTGAAATCCATAATAACCTCTTTTTTGAATAATTTATATAACAACTTACATAACATTTCATATATAAATATATACAATATAAAAAAAAACCCTCAAAATTTTATTGAGGGTTTTCAGTAGATTTTTTAGTTTACCAATTAGAATTGAAGTATAGCATAATCATATCTTAATGTCAACTCTATGTCAGCAGGGTCATTAGAATCAAAACTTAATTCCAAAGGCTGCTACTTTAATCCAACATCCTTTTAATGTCCATTCTTCAACTATATCACCAACCGGGCCAAGGACATTAATTGTTACTTCTTTCTTATAGAAATCAGAATATCCATCTCTACCAGTTACTGATTCGTGAGATAATCTAACCCATTCCATTACAGCTTGAGCTGCTGATGGAACAATAGGGTCATATAGAGTACATGATAATTCAGACCAAGTACCTTTTCCTTTAACATATCTTTGTACATTCATATGGTCTAAAACAACTTCTTCAAATGATATTTCAGGTCTGTTAGCTGTTTTAATCATATATGCTGGAATACCATCAATGTTCATTATAAACCGATTCTTTAATTTCGGTTCAAAAGGGGTAAACATTATATCTTGTGGTTCTAATAATTCTGCCATTTAACTTCTCCATTAATTGTATAATTGAATACATTCATATTCATATATAAATATAAAAAAAGATAAAAAAAAGGGACTTATATTTCTATAAATCCCTTTTAATTGATTTACATCATTTCTTATTCAGGGAATGTAGCTCCAGTTGGTTGAACTGTAAAGTCTAACACAATAAACTCAGCAGTCTTTGTAGGTTGAACAAATATTTGTCCATACATAATATTTCTATCTACAACATCTGGAGTATTATTTGTCTCATCCATTACAACTCTGAAAGCGTTTAGTCCTGAATTAGATTGTATTTGTTCCATATATGGATTTACAATATTCAAGAATCTTCGTCTTGTACTGGCGTTGTTTTGTTCAAACACTAAGAAACGAGATGAAGAAGCGATAAACTTTTTAAGTTTAATCAACAATCGTCTTACATTAACCCTATCTAAAGCTGAAGATTTCTTTTGGAGTGTTTTTTGACCCCACACAGTTACACCTTGATTTGGAAATGTAGCGATAGGATTAACATTTGAATTATATAAATCATCACGATTTCCATGTGTTAGTTTTCTTTCGGCTCGAATTACTTTATCTAATGTTCCTCTATTTAATCCAGCAGGAGCGAACCATTCGTGTGATACTTTATCATTGAAAGCGTACATACCCGCAACAGCTACTGATGGTGGCACCCAGACATTTTTTCCGAGTTGATTATCTGGTATTTGAACCCAAGGCCAATAGACAGCGGCATAGCTTGAATTTCTTGTATTAGCTTCGGTTTTAACTGCACTAATACTACTACCATGTCCTACTGGGTCAATTAATACAAAACAATCACCTCTATCTTCACAAACATCAATAGCCTTTGATATTACTGAATTATGTGTATTATCTAATACTCCAGGTAACATCAACAGATTAAAATCATACTCATCTTGATTATTTAATAACTTTAAAGCGTCTAAATATGATGTTTCACCTGATTCTCCTGCTGTAAGATTTAATCCTTGTGTGTTACCAATTGTAGTTATATTTTCATAGAAGTGTTTTGGAGTTACAAAAGTTCCATCACTACCACCACTAAATGAACCACCATATGAACCACTACCTAATCCAGGTAATGATGATGAAGCAGCTGGGACTCTAACTTCACCATTTTCATCAAGATAATCTACAGTATTTTTTACCCCAGAAACTCTAATGTATTTTGAATTATTTGGATAAACACCATTTGATTTTAAATATGGTTCTGATGTTCCACTTCCTTGAATACTAAGATACGAATCTCCAACTACCTTTGAGATATAATTATTAGAATTTGGGTCTAATGAAAGATTGTTCCAGCTTTCTAAAATTTGTTTTCTGTTCTTTGTATCATTACCTTGACGAATCAATAAAGTAAAAGTACCATTATCTACATTATTATCTGATATTTCCCATCTAAGATTACTTGATGAACCCGATAGTAATAAATTGTTTTTCCCTACTGGGTCTGTTATACCTCCGGTGAAGTGAGAAGTTATGGTTATTTGACCATCAGTTGCTCCGGTTTTAGTTATTGTTGTATTTCCTGGATTATCTGTACTCACTTGTGTTAAAGTTAAAACTAAGCCACCTCCACTTTGCTCGCATGTAATTTTTCCACCATGATTGTTCGAATGTACAATAGCATTATTTAGAGAATCAACTTGTGTTGTTGCCGTATTAGAAGCGTGTACTTTCGCCGCAGATGCATCTTCATCTACCGCGGCAACCCATGTATATGTTACAGATGTACCATCTGAAGATATAAGTGTGAGTGTATCTCCAATTTCAGCTACATCACCAGCATGAAAAGTTAATATTGCAACTGCAGCTCCTTCATCACCTGATGTTGCATCTTTATTAGTCATTATTGCACCATCGGCCAATGTATTAAGTATAAATGATGTATTGTTAGTATCTTCAGTATCACCTGCGGTCGCACTTCCTGTATAATATGCTCCACTACCAGTTAATACATTCGCTGATGCTCCAGAATAACTTCCGGCGAGGATTCTGACAACTGTTAGTTTGTCTGTATTTTTTAAATATTGTTCTGCTGTTAATGAAGTTAGATATTGTTGATAACTTGAACCACTCAAGAATACATCTCCAAATATAGCTTGGTATTCTGAATATGATGATACAACTGTTGGAACTAAAGCTTGACCTTTTACTGTTGGTCCTATTACTACTGCTCCAATATCACCAATCGCTGCTGGTAAAAAGGATGCATCTATTTCGTTTGTAAAAACACCTGGGGATACTATTTTTTCCGCCATTTAATTTCTCCTATTAAAATTGAGGAGTCAATTTAAAGACTCCCCAATTATTTTTTAAATATTACTCTGGAAATGTAGCTCCAGTTGGTTGAACTGTAAAGTCTAACACAATAAACTCAGCAGTTTTAGTAGGTTGAACAAATATTTGTCCGTATAAGATATTTCTATCTACTACATCAGGAGTATTATTTGTTTCGTCCATTACAACCCTAAATGCATTCAATCCACTATTAGCTTGAACTTGTTCAAGGAATGGATTAACTATATTTAAGAATCTTCGTCTTGTACTGGCGTTGTTTTGTTCAAACACTAAGAAACGAGATGAAGAAGCGATAAATTTCTTACATTTAATCAGTAATCTTCTTACATTGATTCTATCAAGAGCAGATGGTTTCTTCTGTAGAGTTTTTTGACCCCACACAGTAACTCCTTGACCTGGGAATGTAGCAATTGGATTAATATTCTTACTATAAAGGTCATCTCTATTACCTTGTGTTAGTTTTCGTTCAGCTTGAATTGCTGTGTTAATACCACCACGATTTAAACCAGCAGGTGCGAACCAGGGGTGAGCCACTTTATCATTGAAAGCGTAAATTCCACCCATCACTACCGATGGTGGCACCCAAACATTCCTACCTAGTTGATTATCTGGTATTTGAACCCAAGGCCAATACATTGCTGCATAATTTGAATCATAATTGTTAGCTTCAGATGTTGCTTCTGGAACACTTCTACCATATCTTACAGGGTCTGCTATTACAAAACAATCACCTCTATCTTCAGCTACATCAATTGCTTTACCTATAATTGTCTCGTGGTCTTCCTGTTCAAGACCTGGTAATAAAATCATATTGATATCATATTCATCTTGGTTTTTAATTAAATTAAGTGCTTTTTTATAAGCATCAGTACCATCAGTACCTGATGATAACGCGTATCCTTGAGATGCTGCTGCTATATTTTCATTAAAAATATAATTTCCAACTGTTATTGTTCCACCGTCCAGATTTCCAAGAGCGTCAAATCCAGCTGTTCCGTTTGCACCACCTGCAAATGAACCACTGTTGATTCCAGGAAGTGATGCTGATGCTGCTCCAGTTCTAACATTTCCATTTTCATCTAAATAATCTACCGTGTCACTTACACCTGATACATAAACATATTTTGAATTATTAGGATATTGACCTGTAAATGTAAGATAAGGTTCATCTACTGTACCAGCTATAGTATGATATGAATCACCTATTCGTTTTGATATATAATTATTTGAATTTGGGTCTAATGATAAATTACTCCAAGTTTCAAGAATTTGTTTTCTTTTATTTGTATCACTACCTTGACGAATTATTAAATTGAATTGTCCGTTATCTACATTAGTATCTGATACTTCCCATCTAATATTATGTACTGAACCTGAATTAGTAATCAATCCATTAGCAGTTGAACCAGTAGGAGCTCCATGATAATCTGGATAACCATTATTCATTATAGCTCC